TTCCGGTCGAATGCAACGGAAACTCTGGACAGCTGGCACTACGGCGACAACTACAAAGAAGCTCCGAGCCTGAGCCAAGCATGGATGAAAGAGGGAGATTCCGAGATCCAGAGGACTCTGGCAGTGGACAATGAACCTCAGTTTATCATGGACACGGTAATTGACAACACCAGCGTCAGACCTATGCCTATGTACAGCATTCCGGGACTCGTAGACCATCACTAAAGTTTTTCGTTATTGTTATTCTAGAATAGCAATAATATAACGTAACAACGACAAAAATAAGAATCCTCAGCTGAGGGTATCAGCTGGGGCCTCAGCTGACGAAAGGAGGAAAGCCCGGGGCAATACCCCGGGCTATTTTATTATGGCATTAGCAGCAATCGGCAGCGCACTACTCGGAATCGGCAAACAACTACTTCCAACGATCGCCGGAGGACTCATAAACAAATTCCTGGGCGGAAATCTGATGGAAAGCAACGGAGGGAGCAGTCAGCACAACGAAAGTTCAAGCCAGGGAGGCGGCCACAGCAGCAGCGCCAGCGGCGTAAACCGAGAACAGAACCTACAAGACTGGAACAGCATGCTAAGTGCAATTCAAGGCAATATGCAAAGCCAACAGAAGTTTAACCGTCGAAGCATGTTCGAACAAATGGGCTATAACACCATGGCGGCAATCACTCAGGGTGTATATAACCAAATAAGCAACAACGCAGCAATGTCCTACAACAGCGCACAAGCAGCCAAAAACAGAGCTTGGCAAGAGCAAATGAGCAATACAGCTTATCAACGAGCCGTGGAAGATATGCGAAAAGCTGGTATCAATCCTATCTTAGCATATCAGCAAGGCGGAGCAAGCACTCCGGGAGGCGCACAGGGCACTATCAGCGGGGCAAGTATGGGTCTCGCAAGCAGCAGTGCGGCGACAGCAAGTGCTCTCGGAGTAAGCCAGAACCACAACAACACATGGAGCAAAAGCGAAAGCAACTGGTACAACGCGGCACAAGCGGTTGGAGACGCTACAAGCTGGTCACACACAAGCGCAGACAAAGCGTTTAACGCGTTCAAGGACGTTTTCAACGACCTCAGCAACCTAAACAGTGGAGTCGGCGGAGGTGCAGGGAGGAGCCCGAAGAAAGATGAGCTCGAATACAAACCGGGAAAAGACTTCATCGGAAACAAAAACGTCGAATTTTGGAAAGGAAAACTTAAATAAATGGGATGCAATAAACCGTTAATCCGGTTTTATGTGCCTCATGACAGGGAGGCGAGCGGGCGAGTATACTCGCTCGCTTCTTTTAACGAGGTACACAAAACAAGAATGAAGTACGAAGACCTGATGTATCGCAAAGACGTAATGATGATACCATGTGGACAATGCACAGGATGCAGACTTCGCAAACGCAAGGATTGGAGTACAAGAATGGAACTCGAAGCCTACGGCCACGACAAAGAAAGCATCTGGTTTATCACACTGACCTACGATGACGACCATGTACCAACACAGGACACGGAAACAGGAGAAATCTTCAAGGGAGGCATGAACGTATGGAGAGACGCCTCAGAGCGTCCCAGAACGGTGCAAACTTTAAGCGTGGAAGATATCCAGTTATTCATGAAAAGGCTTAGAAAGGCCGTCAGCGGGCCTCTCAGATACTTCTTAGCCGGAGAGTATGGAGACAACACCTCAAGACCACACTATCACATGATACTGTACGGGTGGTATCCAGACGACTTAAAGCCAATTCACAGGCTGTCAAGGTTTGGACACTACACAAGCGATAAACTGGTCAAAGTCTGGGGACAAGGGACAGTTGATATAGCACAAGCAACGCCAGAAACGTATAACTACGTAGCTGGGTATGTGACCAAGAAACTGTACGGAAACGACAGGGACAGGTACAGGAAAATGGGACTCATACCGCCATTCTGCGTGATGAGCCGAAAGCCAGGACTCGGAGATGAATGGTTCCAAGAGAACCAAGAAAGACTATGGCAACTTGGATACATCCAGCTGACAAACGGCAAGAGAGCAGCCATTCCAGAATATTATTGGCGAAAGCTGGAAGCTGAAAATCCTGAAAAGGCGTGGAGAATCAAGCAGTATCGACAAGGAAAAGCCATCGCATCCCTAATCGAAAGAAACATGGAAACTGACAAACGGTATGCCGAGCAACTGGCCGACAAAGAGACGGCCATGAAGAAGAAGATGTCTAAAGCAAAGGGCGTTTTTTAGCCCTGGTGTCACTCAGCCAAGTAACTATCAAGTATATATACTTGGCTGAGTGTTTTTTAGTTGTTTATCAACGCGCGCGCACGCGCACGTAATCGCGCACATGCACGCGCGATTTTTATTATTTTATTATTTACTTGTTGTAGTAGTAGTAGTAGGGAGTGTTGAAATGTTGAATACTATGAATTTTTATCCGTAGAACGATATTTTTTTACTGATTTTGATGTTGATACTTTTGTGGATAAGTTGTTGAATTGTTGAAAGTGTAGCAATATGCACAAAACCATTTGTGCAACTTTTTGTGGAAAACCTGTTGAAAGTGTTGAAAGTGTTGAAAACTCAATTAGAGGCAGTTCGGCAGCTGGCCGGAAAGTCACGTCATGCTCTTCGTACGGCGCACCGCGCCTAGCGCATGACCTTTTAAGTTAAATTGCAAAAAAACTATTGACAAATCGATTGGAGAAAATACACAAAAGAGGCTTGACAAGCCTCTTTTTTTTTTTATATACTAAAGGCAGTTAAACAGCTCAGAAGTACGTTTAACAAATTCTATTTTTACAAAAATAACTTTACGAAAGAGGTGAACTGTTCTGACCATCCAAGAAATCAAGACGCTGTTTAACAACATCCAAAAAATCCTGGAAATGCTGGACAAAATCTACCATGCAGTAACAGGGAACAAACCGGAGGCGTAACCATGGAGAACAAAACATGGAACGTAAGAGACCAGACCGACGAGAACCTTACGCGGGAACTGTCGAAAACCTACAAAGCAATAGACGCCGCATACAAAATGGTACGACAGGCCGCAAATATCGAGGACGCAAAGTATTATATTGACCTTGCGTTCCGAAAAAAGGCACTCGCCAGCAACATTGAGGTGGAAATCCTCAGAAGGGAAATCAACCATGGCAAAGAGGAGTAAAGTCCGCAAATCCAAAGACGCAAAAATCTACAACAAGACCGCACGCAAAACCAAGGCCATCAACCTGGGAAGCGGAGCGATGAGAGGGGGCATCCGCCTGTGAGCGCTGTATTCGCAAGCATGACTATGGCATTTCTCGCAGCGGGTTTTTACCTCGTCATTAACGCAATCAACATCATCAAAGACTGGTTCAAATGAGGAGAACAACATGAACGTATACGGAATTTTCGATAAATGCGTGATGGGCTATATCACCATCTTTACCGAACGTGACGACAAGGTGGCCGAACGCAATTTTAAAATCGCGCTGACCGATGAACGAAACATCATGAGCAAGACTCCGAGCGACTATCGGTTAGTGCGCCTGGCAAAGTTTGACGAGAAAACGGGACTGTTTGAGAACGAAAAGGAGAACATCTTCGATGGCGTATCGCTCAGTAAGTAATTTCAGAGAAACCGCAATAGCAAAACCTACCGAGGCCGGGGAGACCGTGAGACGCACATACCTTTGGGAAATCAACAAGAAGGGCGAAAAGGTACTGACGCTTGACCAAGTCATCGACCAGCAGGCAGAAATTGACAGCTATTTGGAAGAAACCAAGCTGGAAAACATCATCCGGCGAGCGTCAATCGACCCTGACTTAGCAGCTAGACTGGTGCCGGACATGGGCGGTGGACTTCAGGACGCGACCGAGATGCCAGAGAACCTGATGGAGTTGCAGAACATCATGCTGCGGGCCGAGCAGATCTGGGATGAAATCCCGAAGGAAACCAAACTCAAGTTTGACAATGACGTCGATAAATTCGTGGCAAGCTTCGGAACTATCGACTGGGCAAAGAACCTGGGAATCTATCAGGAGAAACAGCCTGAAGAGCCTAAGAAGGAGGAAACAGCCGAATGAACAGAAACAAAGACGCGGGGTTCAACCAGGTGCCGCGCCTGGACATTACGCGAAGTCGCTTCAAACGGCGGCAGGACGTCAAGCTAACCATGAACGCGGGCCAGCTTATTCCGTTCTACGTGGATGAAGTGCTCCCGGGTGATACCTTCAGCATTGACCAGGCGGCAATTATCCGTATGACTACGCCTATCTTTCCGGTTATGGACAACTGCCACATGGATATCTACTACTTCAATGTTCCCTGCCGTATCATCTGGGACCATTTCAAGCGGTTCATGGGCGAAAACGATACTGGGCCGTGGGCACAAACTCAGGAGTACACTATTCCGCAGGTCAAGGTAACTGGAACAACTGAAAAACCGGCGCCTTACGAAGGAAGCATCATGGACTACATGGGCATTCCTACCAAGGTAAGCAAGAGCGAAGATAGCGCATTCAGCGTTAATGCACTGCCGTTCAGGGCCTACGCTATGATTTGGCAAGAGTGGTTCAGAGACCAAAACGTGGATAATCCGGCCATCAACAGCACCGCAGACGCAACCGTAAACTATACGGACGATGAAACCAAGGGAATGGACGCAACGAAACCTGAC